TTGCAAGAATTTGACGTATGTGAAGATTACAGGTGATGATGGCAAGTTATATTTTGCCAATGCACTATTTGTTAAATCTAACCTTGTTCTATTGCCTAAACATTATTTTGATAAAGTTGGAAAGAGTTTGAAGTGTGAATTTAGAAAGAAATTGCCAAAGCAGAATGGTGGCAAATTTTATTCGGAAATTGATTTTGATCAATCTTATCACATTCCAAACACTGATGTTGTCTTGTGTTATGTTTCTAGTGGTGGATCGTATAAAGATTTGACGGGATATTTCCCTTTGGATAAAATGCGATCTGTACCATTTCAATGGGTTTGGCGAAATGAAAATGGAGATATTGAGCAATCTTATGGAGTTACACACCCTGAACGTGTTAAAACAACTGATTTCTATTATGATGGTGGAACATTTGACATCACAATACCAACGAAGTTTGGTCATTGTGGAGCTGTCATTGTGTCACAAACTAAAGGAAATTGTATTGTTGGATTACATTTAGGTGGTGTAACAGGGACAAGTCGAGGTGCTTATGGAATTATTTTGCACAAACATTTGGAAGAAGGATACCTTCATTTGAATAAGCAGGAAGGTAATATCCTAACTGCAAGTGCTGAAGAATTTCCAGAGCAAATATTAGGTGTAACGATTTATGATGAGCAGGCTAGCATTCCTACTAGTAGTGCTGTCCATTATATGCCACATGATTCTCAGATAGAGTTATATGGCACGTGTGGTCAGGCTTCAACATTCAAGAGTGATGCTGCTGTTTTACCAATATCGAAACACGTGGAGGACGTGTGTGGTGTACCTAATATTTATAGAGGACCGGTTGAGAAGCCAGCATGGTTTGGGTGGCAAACGTGCTTGGCTAACATGTCAAATCCAGCAATGCCATTTCCACAGGATTTGTTGCGAAAGGCTGTTATTGATTACAAGAAGCCTTTGTTGGAAATTGTTAGAAATGATATGTGGAGTGATGCCTGTCCTTTGACTGTACAAGAGAATATGTGTGGAATTCCAGGAAAGAGATTTATTGATGCCATTAAGATGGACACATCAATTGGTTTTCCTTTATCTGGAAAGAAACGCAATTTTCTGGCAGTTGATGATGTGAATGAAGAGGGCTTCATTCGGAGGGAATTTACTGATGAGATTATGCAAGAGATTGAACGTTGCGAGAATTGCTACAAGCGCGGTGTGCGTGCGTATCCGATTGCAAAGGCGTGTAAGAAAGATGAAATTCTATCAAAAGAGAAATGTCGCATCTTTTATGGAAATGCCATCTCACTTACTTTTCTTATCAGGAAATATTTCTTACCAATTTTGAGGATTTTGCAGATGAATCCTTTAGTGTCTGAATGTGCAGTGGGGATAAACTGTCATGGACCTGAATGGGAACAAATGCATAACCATGTTCTCAAGTATGGTAAGGAGAGAATTGTTGGTGGAGATTATGGTAGTTACGATCAGAAGATTCCATCACAATTGTTGATTGCATCACTGCGAATCTTGATTGATTTGGCGAGTGAGTGCAAATATTCAGATGAAGATTTGAATGTAATGCGCGCAATGGTAGGAGATATTGTTTATTCTGTTATTGCTTTCGATGGTGTTTTGATTGGACTTACAAGGGGATCACATATTAGTGGTAATTCCTTGACAGTTGTTTTGAACGGTATCGTAGGTAGTTTGGGAATGAGATGTTTCTACTATAACGTGCATGAAGATCCTCCACCGTTTCGTGAACGTATCAATGTCATCACTTATGGTGATGATAATATTGGTTCAGTTCACCCGGAAGAGGATAAATTTACAATCAAAAATTTGTCTGAATTTTTGGGGCAGTATGGTCAAATTTACACTATGCCAGATAAAGGTAGTAAATTGACCGACTTTTTGCCCTTCGATGAGTTTGAATTTTTAAAACGCAAAACAGTCCACCACCCAAAATTGGGCGTGCATCTGGGCGCTTTAGTTGACAAGTCTGTGTTCAAGTCTTTGCACATGCATTTGTATCCGCAGGGTCACCCGTTAACGGAAAATGAATGTAGTGCGATGAACATAGATGGAGCTCTTCGTGAATGGTTTAGCCATGGCGAGGAAGTTTATGAGAAGCGTAGGCAAGAATTAATTCAAGTCGCTCGAAGAGCAAGTATCAGCCATATGTGTACTATGCTGGATAGTACGTATGACGATATGGTTGGGAAATGGAGGAAGTCATATTTAGGTGCGGAGCAGCCTTAAATGCCGCCCCGGTTGTCCCCTGGGGTTCCAGTGTATAGTTGAAGTGGGCTTTCATGTATTTGGTTACCACAGTTTTGACATACCCGCGTCACAACTGTAGGCTTTGCATGAAATTTGGAGATTTATATATCTCGCAGGGGACCCTAATCGTGTGTATGAGTTTAAGCACGATTTGATAAATGACTCGGAAACACAAATCAAGAAAGTAGCTCGGATTTTTCCATTTCGGATTCGAGTGTAAATGTTGAAATGAAATATGACATCTATGCAGGTAAATCTAAACTTTTTGTTAGAGGCGAAACTGTGGATGTCATTTGTTTTGAAGGTAAGTATTATGTGATTAGTGGCAGACCCTCTGGCGTTTTTGGACGCTTTAGAGTTTTGCACCTTGATCATTTGATGCATTACTATGAGTTTCATACTACAGGTTGGTGTGACGCTTTCCGCGCATATTTTTGGCAATTGCGTGAGAAAACGTTACAGTTTCTTGAGATGGAACTTAGTGAAAGTATTAGTAGATTGCTTAAAAGTCGCATATCTATTGGTAACTTTCACGGTGAATTTGAGAGTCATCCTAGATTTTTCTCACGTGTTATAAATGATCTTGTCCCTGAAATGTCGGATGAGACAGCTAAAGCTGTCGTATGGTCCATGGATATGGATGAGACTGGATTATTTTATCCTGCATGCAATGTTCGGAGTGAAGCCAATTCAAGTATATTGTTGCCACCAAGATTTGCTAATCTGGAGGCTCATATGGGTGTTTTGGATCAACCGATGTCTGCAGGAGATGCCAAGGTGCAAACACGTGAACAACAGATGATGTTTGCTGATGATCGAGAGGGTCATTCAGTAATTATACCATCTGCTGTAGATGAAATTCGTCAAGCTCGTGATGAGGTTTATGCGAGATATGAGAACTTTTTCTCGCGACCTCTGAAGTTGAATGCTTATAAATGGCAAGTTGGCGGAACATTGTTTGCAGACATTAATCCATGGGATGATTATCTTTCGAATCCTGTCATTGTTAATCGTATCAATAACTTCAAGTTGATGCGTGCGACTCTATGTTTTAAGGTTGTTGTTAGCGGTACACCATTTCATTATGGTCGTGCAATTGCGGCATATCAACCTTTGCATAGGTATGACAATGTATCTTTGTACAGCCCGTTAGTACAAGATGCATTGGTTAGGATGACCAATTTGCCCAAGGTTTTTATTGATCCATCAGATTCATCAGGTGGTTATATGGAGATGCCATTCTTTTATCACAGAGATTATATGAATATCACTAAGAGAGAGTGGATAAACCTTGGGAATATTTATTTGCGAACTTTGAATGTTTTGAAGCATGCAAATAACGGCACAGATGATGTTACAGTAACTACATTTGCTTGGTTGAAAGATGTTGAATTGGCTGGAGTTACTAGCGTTGATTCATCAGCTATTGTACCACAAATGGGGGAGATTGATGAAGCTAATGCCAGTGGAGTTATTTCAGGACCTGCAACTAAAGTTGCAGGTATTGCAGCAAAATTGGGCAAAGTACCATATATTGCACCATATGCAGATGCAACAGCTGCAATGGCTAGTGGAGTAGCTGGTATGGCTAAGCTATTTGGTATGAGTAGACCTCCTCAAACGAAGGATGTTGAACCATTGAAGCCTGAAGCCACTTCATCATTTGCTTTAACAACTGTGCCAGATCGAAGCAGTCGATTAACAGTGGATGATAAGCAAGAGATGTCCATCGATCCTCGTTTGAGTGGCATGGATGCTGCAGTTGATCCATTATCCATACAAAATATTGTGAGCCATGAATCATGGTTTACAACATTTGATTGGCCTATAGCATCTGGACCTGAAACATTTTTGTTCAATGTGCGTGTGAATCCTATGGTTTGGCGTGATACTGGTGGCATCATATCATTGACGTCTACAGGATTTGCTGCTTTACCATTCAATTCATGGAGTGGATCTTTGGAATATAGATTGCAAGTTGTCTGTTCCAAGATGCATAATGGAAAATTGCGTATTGTATATGATCCAAATTATGCATCTGACACAGCTGGTGGAACGCATGATCAGTATTTGACGTCTTATTCAAAAGTTATTGATTTGAGACATCAAACTGATTGTACGATATCTATCCCAATGAATCAAGTGCAAACTTTCATGGAGATGCCAGCACCAGGATTGGATGCTACTACTGAAGTGTATAGTACGACTAGATACACAGCCATTAGTGATACATTATTTAATGGTACGTTGTCAGTTTATGTATTGAATGAATTGACTACGCCCAGTAGTTTAGCCAATAATGATGTTCAAGTCAATGTATACATCAAAGGTGGTAAAGATCTCACTTTCCGTGAACCAACAAATATGTTGTCGCGGTATCAAGTTGAACCAGTGGGTTTTGGAGCTCAGATGGGTGAGCTTGATGCTCAATTGGGTGAGATACATCCTGATGGAGACGTTGTTGAGGAAAATGCACCCACACAAGAACCTTGTATGGAATTTACTGGTGCTAAAATGGCAACAAAAGTTGGTGATGTGTATTACGGTGAGATTATTGAATCATTTCGTCCCTTGATTAAGAGATTCAATGCACATGAGCGTATATTAGCTCGTGGTAGTGGTACTATTGGTATTAAGCAACTGAGATTTGTTCGCAGTGCTTTTCCGCGATTAAAGGGACCTATGCCATTTGCGGTTACACCAACAGTAACTCCAGCGGGCTTTTACAATTTTGTTAATTTTACATTGTTGAATTATGTCACGTTGGGTTTTTCTGGATCACGAGGATCAATTCGATGGAAGTTCATACCTATGGGTCGTTTGCAACACAATCTACCCAATAAGGTTGAACATCGCAATGTTCGAAATGGTCAAACTGATTTGTGCATTGAAGGAGTCAATACATTGAATCCCGTATTTGGGTCGGTTGAACAACAAATACGTCAATTCATAATGGGTGGTGGTCCAACTGCTGGAATTGATCCCATTACTGGAATGGCTGGAATGGCTTTAAGTCATTGCTCAGTTAACTCAGTGGTGGAAGTGGAAGTACCATATTACACACCATTACGTTTTGAACCAGGAAAACGTGTCAATTATGAAGAAAGAGACACTGATTATGATCGTGGTTATCCTTATGATAGGATTATAAACGGAGAGTTCAACTTTGAAATGTACACAGGAGATCCAGGAGTATCTGAGATCTACTGTGTTGAGTCTTATGTTGCAGCTGGAGAAGATTTTACAACTTATTTCTTCACTGGTGCACCACCATTGCGTTATATTTATAACGCGCTGCCTACTGTGGCATAAAAACAGTATTAATAAAATACACCCCTGTGGCCGGGGTGGGCGTCGAAAGGCGACCGGGGTTGTAGCCGAATAGAATTTATGATTAATTTGTTTATTTTTACTCGGCTACCGCCGGGGTTTTTAGAACAAGGGA